GGAAGTTCTCCGATTTTGCTGCGGCGGTAAAATGCTCCCATCTGTTGTTCATGACAGAGAAGTTCAGTCCAAGTTTTTGATTGTGCGCAGTTGCCCAGCCGATCAGCTGTCTGCCATTCTTTTACCACCTCTGTTTGAGAATCTTGATCAAGTCAGAGTCAATGGCAATCGGTATGTACCTCCTGGCCATATCACCTAATAGCATGGGCTTGTTCTTGAAGGAAGAGTAGTTGCTGGCGTTTAGGGGCATGGCTTTGGTGGTGACGGTTTTGGGGTTCCCATTCTGGTCCTTATAGTTGATGACGACGTCTTCAAAAGGAGCAGTGAGATTCTGCCTGGTGTCATTTGCGCTATCACCTGCGAGATAAGTGGCCAATCGGTCGAAATAGGCGTTCATCTTCTCGTCTTGGGGGTAATCGGGTTGACTCATTAGGTCGGTGTTTTAAATTTTCGGTGTTAGGTGCGGCTCTGTTCGGCCCGAATCATGGCCAGCCTGCACCTCACCGATTCGGTACCTGTCTCGGTTGTAGTACACGGCGCTCATCTCCTTATTCTGAGCGGGGTAAGCGGCGAAGGAGTACGAGTCGCAGCGCGGGATGAAAACCTGGGGCTCGAGCTGAAGATCAATCATGTCCCGTGTGTATTGCTCGATGCCAGCGGCATATCTCCGCCTGAAGAACTCCTGGAAGTCATGTGACCATTTCATGCCGCTCTCGTTGCAAACGATTTTGTTCTGAATGACGTCCCACACCCCATACTTTTGAGAGATGGCTTCAATCAAAGGGTAAAATAGTTCGACGCAGGGCAATTGGGCGAGCTTCATCACCTTGCCATAAACAATGTCCTTAATGGTGTGCTTGTGGTTAGTGCGGCGATTGCAGAAAGGCAGCTTTCGAATTATGCGCCCGACGTCTTGGTACAGGTTGATGTTTTGGTCCGAGTCGCGGTACATCTTCCAACCTACGAAGTCAGCTTCGTTAATATCAACTATTTCTCCGACGTTGTGGAAACCGAGCCCGCGGATGAGATCCATGGCGTTGTTGTATGCGATACTATCATTGAAAAAGATGATATTATCATCCCCCTCAACGAGGAAATCATAGTCCACTCCAACCTTCTTCTTTTAAACTGTCATTGCCCAGGTGATGAGCATCTGGTTCAGGAAGGTGTTGGTGGAGCTTGTTGTGATCTTTCCGCTCGGCATCTGGTAAGGTGTGTGAACGAGTATGCCAGAGAAGTATTGTGTCATGCTGCTTACGCCGATTGCGTCCCACAGTTCAGCCCATTTCTCGCCAGTCAGATGTTTAATTGTTATCCGTTCGACCTGAGAGATGGCGAACCGTTGGCTTGAATCATACGCCGACATGTCGTTCGTCCCGACGTGATCATACTTGTTGGCCATGCCTTGCAGTCTGTCCTGCAGCTCTGCGGGGGTTTTGTGTTTAATCATGTGGTCGCTTGCGTAAATGCGCTCGTGTATGACGCTGTAGACTCCTTGCTGCACGAAGCGAGCTGCGTCGTCAACGGCCTAAATGATCCTGGCTCGCGTGTCAGACACAACTTCCGTCTTGATGTGTGACGTGACGCTCAAGCGAAGTTTGCGGTGGTCGCCAAGAACCACGCGGGCGAACTCGTCGAGGATTCTCGCCTTGACGCTCACTGGCTTGTCTTGATTAGCTAGGTACTCTTCAGCCACCTCAATAAGATCTATATGTTTGCTCTAGCTGACGAGTTTACCAGCGGGGTAGTGGGTTTCAAGGAAAACTTGAACGAACTAGAGGAAGTTGTTTGTCAAGACAGGGTCATTTGGCTGTTGGGCGTTGTTAGCTCTTGCTAGAGCGGAGAGCGAGTTGCGGGCGCATTTGCACTGGGTGCACGGTAGGACAGAGCCTTTGTGGAGAGCTATGGGCAAGAGCACAGTGACAGATCCTGATAGTTCGTGACACTCGGACGGGTCATAGGTGGATCGTGAGGCGTCGACGATGATGTCGTCGCGGACGCTGGGGTCATTGAAGGGCATGCACACGGAGGTGAGGCCGTACCGCCTGGTTTGTGGGTCATAGGCGAGGCGCGATTCAGTCCGGGGTTCCTGCTGTTTCATAACGTGGATGACTTCGGCGGTCTTCTGGGTGGAACTTTGGGCCAGGCCCTCGGCTATTTTGTAGGTCGTGTCTGGGTTAATCGTGACGTGGCCGAGCTTGATGGGCGGCATCATGGCGGATGGTTGAATAGGCCCCTTGCCCGAGCTAAATTCGTCGAAGTGCTGAATTAGCCTCGGCGTTTGGACATCGTTCTGCGAGATGGTTTGCTCATGTTCGGCACTTGTGGATTGTTTGCGGGAACCCTTCTCGAGCTCTGCGAGGATGTGGTTGTGCAAGACCTTGGAGTGGATGTTCCTCAAGTGGGTGAGTGCACTGTTGAGGGTGTCCTTGGACCTGAGCCATCTCAGGGTGCTGATGAAGCTCGGATCGAGGCGAACCATCCTGGTGAGCTTGAAGTTGCAAGATCGGCATGATGTGGCTGATTTAGGTCGAGAGTAAGCAATGTCCCACACAGAGTTCTGGTCAGTGATGGTGTTCTCGAGTTCTGTCCAGTGGTCTTTGGCCATGTCATGGCAGCCGTCGCAGCAATCCAGAGGGTAAACCTGGGTGTCGGGCGTGGAGTATCTGAAGAAGTCGTAGATGTTGTCCATCACGCCGTGCCCACGGTGCGGCCCATCAACGAGGTCATAGTCAATATGGGTGCAGGTGGGGAGAACAGCAAACGCGTGCCACGAATCCTTAGCTGACTCGGCTGGGCCGTAGTAAACTGGTATCACTACGGTGTCG